AGCCCTGCATTCACAATAGGATTATTTGGAATAGTCATAATAAAGTCCTTTTTAATGAGATTAATAAATCCTTCTATTAACTAAGATAATCGGTATATCCTACAGCATTTAATGTCACTACATCCCCAGAGTTCACCAAACAATTAATTCTTTGAAAAGGTAATTGAGATGTTGGAACACTTATAGTTCCTGTTTGAAGTGCTGCAACACCGCATCCAAACTGAATAATTCCTGCTTGATTTGAAAAAGAATCATTTAACGCAAATTGAACCTTATTACTTGCAGAAGATGGCGTATAAACAATATTTAATAATACTTCACTAGGTACCAGTGGAGGAACGGCTTCAACAACAGCAATCGCTAAATAAACAGTTGATGAATTATCAGTTATGATATTTATAGGTATATCATAATAATATTGCCTATTTTCATTAATACCTCTTTGATAAAAAACAACAATATTGGCTGAACCATTAGTTAATATCCATCCTATTCTACGAAACATATCATATCCAAGAGGAAGAAAAGGCGGAGGTACAGTTGGAGGAAAATTATTTACAAGAGAAAATAATCCTGCTGTTGGCTTTTTCTTCGTAGAATCAGCAATGATATAAACCGCATAAAAATTATTAGCTATAATGGGTACTACATCAACACCATTTGGACCTATATTAGCGCCATTAATTGTAATAGATTCATCTAAAATAATATCATTAATATTCGTAGAATCTCTTGCTTCACCTGGGCTTACTAAAATTGTTTTTACTCCTACAGTATTAGAAGTAATACTCATTTGTAATCCATTTACATATAATAGCCCTGCATTCACAATAGGATTCTGTGGGATAGGTTCTAACATAATAAATTCCTTTTAAGTTTTTTAGAGAGAATAGAACAATTCTATTCTCTCTAATTCCATTAATTAGACGGGTAAAGCAACCATCATGGCATATTCATCAACTAAAGTTTTACCCCAAATGATGTCATGCACCATACCTCTTTGGTTTTGTCCAAAAAGTGAACCATAATATTGACGAATAGAAGCACCACTGTCTGGATCTTGGGAAACTGATGTAGGATATGGAACCTCTTCTGGTAATTTCGGCATAGCTAAAAACAACGGATTTCCTGACATAATTAAACCACAACGATGTGTTGGAAGTACGCTAACTTGCATCCCAGGAACAATCGCTGTAGTAATATTTTGTGTATTACCAGAAGTGGCCTGAAGTGCTGGGAAAATATCAACCGTTACTTGAGATCCTGCTGTACTTGCTGCATTGGCAGTTGCACGGAATTGTACGGGAGATTGTGATGGTAAATGACCTATAAATGTTAAAAATCTAACATTAGGAAACCCAGAAACGCCATCATTAAATTGGAATTTATCAAATGCTTTAATAGAATTCGGATCACTTGCAGCAGTTGTTCCACTAAAAGTAATTTGAATAACACCGCCATTAGCATCCGTTACTACGCTAACAACCGTTAAAGTTGTACCGGCATTTCCTTCTGTTCCAGCGATATGTGTTTTTAAAAGATTTGATTGATACCATTCGCAATTTGAAAATCTACCGATTTCCCAACTCATAGCTTCACGATTACCACGATCCAATGTGAATTGATTCAAGCCAGAATTTATAATTAACGGAAAAGTGATATCAGACAAATAGCCTTTTGTATTGTCTTTTGCTGCACCAAAGTTACGGAAAAATGCCAATGCATTTGCTAACTGAAGATAACTGCTGATTGGTGTTATACCGTCTCCATAAAACCTAAAAGTATTAGTTTCTGCAAGACTTGCAACATCAGCTTCAACTTGGGTACCCAATTCTGCAATAGCAGATTTCCCAAACTTTTCCATGTAATCACGTACGTTAAAGATAAATTGTTGGGCCGTGAATTCATAAGCGGTTGACGCTTGCTGACTAACCGTCAATTGTTGCACGCGCTGTACAGCAGATTGAAAGCTAACAACTAAACTATTTGTTGTAGTGAATCGAGGTGGCAAGTCGAAAGATACTGTATCGCCTAAATTTTTCGGTATATCATCATTGAAGCGTTGAAACTTCATATTTGATGTACTAATAAATGCAAAACTATTTAATAATAATGCGAGATTTGATTCGTTATAGGTAATAACTTGTTGAAGAATATTGGTAGCCATTGCAAAGTCCTTTTTCTAAAGAAATTTTTTGCAATAACAATATGAATATAAAAGGCGACTTATCCTTTAAGCCAAGGTTGTTTTCTCAAATCGCGGATACCCATCTTGCCATTGCTTCCAGAAACTCTAGAAGATTGCAAACGGTCAAGTGGTTCAGCGACATTAGCAGAATTTTCATCGGACTGAGCTTGTCTGTTATCCATTATCGAGCGCGATAATTTCAACAATTCAGCTTGTGCCTGACGTGGATTCTTTTCAGCCAGCCTATCAAGTCCAGCTAACTTTAAGGGATTTCGCGAAAGGTCATAAATCACATCGGCTGCATTATCTATGCCTGCAACAAGATAAGTCAGTTGCGGAAATGCCGTTGGATCAAATTCCTTTGTTACTTCCTCAAAGTCCTCATAAGCATTTTTGCCTTGTTCCATCTTAGAAAGATAAGAAGTTGCAACTCTATCCATCTCATCTTTGAGACGACGCTGTTGCATTTCTTGATTAAATCTTTCTTGCACTTGTTGATAGATAGCATTCGCATCCATATCACGCGGCACATTTTCATTATGCTGTGTTTGTTTTTGCTGTTGAGATTGAATTGACTCCAATTCCCTTTGATGCTTTTCCTCCAACTCACGCTTGATAGTTTGAGCGGCTTTTGCTTTTTCATGTTGAACAATCTTATTTACCTGAGATTGAGATAACATTTTCTCTTGTTCAGGCATAAAACTTGTATTATCTACAACATTTTCCGAGACTTGATTCTCTTCCATTTATAAACTTCCTTGTTTATCACGGTTTGCCCGTGTGATGACGGTAGATGCCTCGATTCGTTCGAGTATCGCTCATTTTGCCGCATGAGTGCGTATTCTTCCCAAGAATTAGCATGCTTGGTCATGTATAGGTAATAAATATATACCTTTTTTATAAAGTTTCAACTATCTACTTAATACGCTCTTTTTTCATATGTTCTCGTCTTCGCTCTTTCATTTCCTCTTTTTTAGATTCTTTCTTTTTTCCGTCTTTCTTCATTTTCATGGTTTTATCTCCTTATTTTTGAAAAAAATCATCCGGCAATATTAATTTGTCTTCATCGTTTTTCATAGAGTCTGGAGTAATAATAATAGATATATCTTCAATATCCTGTTCGTCAAGATAAACATAATTATCATTTATCCATTTGTCATGATCTTTTAGCCATTTTATAAGTCTTTCTTTTACATTTATTTTTGCTCGATCTTCATCTTTATTTCCGAAAATATCCTGCCAAGCATTAATCGCGATAAACACTTTCGGGCAAAAATGTTCATTATTTTCATCTAACCAAGGTTCAATAAAATAAGGATCATTCATTTTTACTTCTTCTTTTTACTACGTCGTGCCTCTGAATAAGCAATGGCTACGGCTTGCTTTTGGGGTTTTCCTGCCTTTACTTCAGTTGAAACATTCTTTGAAAACCCTTCTTTGGTTTTAGCTTTTTTTCCTTTGACTAATGGCATGTCAATGCTCCTTGATTCTTTAAAATGATTTAAAATATTTAGAGCTGGCTTTTTAGGGAGAGAAACCATTTTATTTCTTCTTATCTCGTTTCTTAATATTTTTCCCTTCATACTCAATTATATGTTTCACAATGAGTTTTTTAGGGTCTATCTTCTTTTCTTTGGATTTTTTAATATCTTTCATGAAAAATATCCTTATTTTTTTCTCATTTTCTTAAAAGTTTCAGCAAGAATAGCTTGTTTTCTTGTCTTTGGATTCGAGCTATGTTCAGCTTTTTTAAGTTTATTTTCGGGAATATCCTGACCTTCTTTCACGCCTAATTTTTTCCTCAATGCTCCTTTTTTTATATCAGCACCTTGAATCCATTTTTTATTATCTTTCATTTTCCATCACTCCTTTGAAGTTTCATGAATATGCTTACTGATATTAATAGCAGCATCGACCTGTGTTCTGGCTTGTTCTGCATCTACTTCAGCTAACCGTACTTCATTTTCGACATCAGCATTACGTATTTTGCTCATAACTTCAAGGAATTTTGTCTCAGAATCGCGCTCTTTAATAGACAAATTAGCCGAATCAATCTTCGATCTTTCTTGAATGGCCATAATTTCAATCATTTCTTGCGTTGGGGACTGAAGTTCTTTTTGTGCTTGTTGCATGCTCATCGCTTGTTGTTGTGCTTGCATTTGCATTTGCTGTATTTGTTGTTGCTGTGCTACTTGCTGCTGTTGTTGAAGCTGTTGCTGGAATTCTTGGGCTTTTTCTTTTAAATCATCAATTCCACGAATATCAATATTATCAAGAAGTACCGGCAATCCATACTGATTGAAAAATTGAGAAAATGCAGGAGACGCTTGAGAAAGCGAGATAATGGTTTGCAATGCAATTTCTTTTTGCATAGCAAAATTAATACCTGTTTCAACTTTTACCTGTAAATGATTAGGGTCATAATTCATATACAAGGAATTCTTTTTATTTATTTCAAAATACTCTCTCTTACCATCTGCCAATAAAACGGGCAGACTTCGGGGTGTTCTATAATATTTTGGAATTAAATCAATATAAATTTGCGCCACACGATTAAGTCCCTTAATAAATCCTACAATGAAAGGAACTGATGCATTGTTACTTTGGATGGCACTTCTTGCAAAGGCAATTCCTGACATTTGACCATTATTTTGACCCGCAGCCCCATCATAACTCCCCAAAATGATTTGCGTCATTTCATCTGACATACGAAAAGTTTCTGCAATTTGAGGAGGTATTGGCGTTCTTACAACTTCACGAGGAGGTGGTAATGTTACTTCTGGATTATTGGTATCTAAGAAATGGTTATAAATTAAAGTATCTGCCTTTTGGACATTTTGATAGGCCGTTTGATAATCCGTGGGAATAGATTCCAATGCTACGACAAACTTATGCTGGATAGTATTTTCTAATTCATTTCCTAATGATTGCCCCGCTAAATTTTTAAGACGCTGAATACCCATTGCATGATAAATATAAGGACGTGTCATCTGCGTATAAGACCCTCCATCCTTAAGATTGATACTATTTCCATCCACAAATACTAAAGGTAAATGTTTATAGTTCGTTTCTGTCACATCCAAAAGGCAACTTTCACAGAAACGATATCGAATTATTTTTTCAATGAGTGTTTTTCTTTTTTTAACAATAACGGGAGGTTGCTCAATCATTCCGCGACTTTCCCATTCTTCTAAGAAATCATCATATTCTTTTTGTGTAACTGAGTGGCCATTCGATAACTTAAGAATCGTTTCTTTTTTGCATTGTTTTTCATAATAATCACAGACTAAGACAATTTCTTCCTGTTCATTTTTAAATGACCAATCAAAACCTGAAAGCGAACGCGTAAATTTCATGCTTTCAGTGATTTTACTTCCAAATTCATCCTCAAATTCTTCTCGTG